TCAGAGGTTAGTGTAGCTTCAATACCATCAAGCTCTTTCTGAGCCAAATCCAACTGACCGGTATTAATAAGCCCCTGAATCGCAATTTCCTTTTCAGCATCAAGAATACCGAGGTTTACGATATTAGACAGCTGATTCATTAGATCTTGAGAGGTCGCCTGGACTCTCTCCGTCTGCCGCTTCTCTTCAGAGGTTAGTGTAGCTTCAATACCATCAAGCTCTTTCTGAGCCAAATCCAACTGACCGGTATTAATAAGCCCCTGAATCGCAATTTCCTTTTCAGCATCAAGAATACCGAGGTTTACGATATTAGCCAGCTGGTTCTGGAGATCCTTAGAAGCCGCCTGGACCCTCTCCGTCTGCATCGCCTCTTCAGACAGGACCGTCTCCGTCTGCATCGCCTCTTCAGATACGACCCGCTCCGTCTGCATACGCTCTGCCGCATCAAGTTCAGCATCGGCCAGATCGAAGTTGCCCTCATTGATCAAATCTTGCACTGTCGTGGCTTTTTCAAAGTCGATGATGCCGAGTTTTACTGCGTTGGCCAACTCGTTGTTGAGACGCTTCGACTCTTCCTTCATCTGGCTTCTCGCAAGGGTGTCACGCCCCTCGTAATATCCGGTAACATCGGCTTCTGCCAGCGACTCCGCCCGCTGCGTGGAGCGGACGCCCTCCTCAAAGCGCTCGCGGGTGGTCGGCTCGGTGATGGTCAGGCCCCTGGCCAGCTGCCGGTCTGCTACATCCTGCTGTAACATGGCATCGCCCCGCGCCATTTCCGCTGCCGACAGATACTGAGGAGCCAGCATCCCGGCCTCCTCCAGCTGCAAGCCAGCCCGGTCTATCTGCGCCCCTATATCCTGCTCGCGCCCCTCCAGTGAACGAGCCCCCCGGAGGAAGCCGCTGATGTCGGCCTCTCTCTCTACGGCCTGCTGCTGGGCAAGGCGGGCCTCTAGCGTATCTTGACCACCCAGCCGCCCAATCATCTCGCCGCCGGTCATATAGCGTTCCGATTTCAAGCCCGCCAGATCCAATGCCGCCTGGTAGCGGGGGTCGTTCTGCTGTCGGAAGGCCTGATCGGCCAATATGTCAGAGTAGGTACGTCCATAGCCTGCGCGAAGCTCACCGAGGACATCGGCGGTGTCGCCCCCGCCGCGCAGTACCCCATATCGCTGGAGGTTTTCAACGGTCTGCGCCTCATCTTTCTGCTGCCGCGCTTCTAAGTCGGCCATCTGCGCGGCTGTCTGCGGATCCATGCCGCCTTCACCCCCTAAGCTCTGGCGCAGCGCATCCAGATAGAGGTCGCCGAGGTCGGTCTCATACCGGAAAAATTCGGGGTCATACTCTACGTCGCCGCCCGCCAACAGGCTGGGGCCGCCCGTGGGAGCTACGGCTTCATCAAGACGTATGTCCAGGTTCGGGTCGGCCACCTGCAAGCCCGGGAGCCCCCTCCTCGTCTCTGCTGCCGCCTCCTCTGCGGCGGTCACCGCCTCACGCTGGGTCTCCATCTGCTGCTGGCGCAACGCTTCGTCGGTGATACCGCCCGTAGCCACGGCGGCGGCCGCCGAAGGCCCGGAAGGCTGGAAGGTCGTGCCCGCATCAGCGGTCCGCGTCACTACCGGGGGCTGCTCCACCGGCCCCGTCGCAGCACCACCAGGGGTCACAAAGTCCCGCATCACCATCGCCCGCAAGGACTCTATATCCGAAGGCATGCCCAACCGCTGTGCGGCTATGCTGGCATCCCCCAAATTAAAATCAGTGCGGCCCTGCCGCGCCATATTACGGGCCTTCTCCAACTCCCGGTTGTACATATCCAACATGCCCTGGTTGGGATCTGGTGGCGGTGGTGGCGGCGGCGGAGGCGGTGGTGGCGGCGGAGGCGGTGGTGGCGGAGGCGGTGGTGGCGGCGGATCAGTACCGTTGCCAGGCGGGGGCACGCCTGCCGGATTGCCACCGGACTGAGCCGTTTTAAATTCTGGCGAGCGGGTAAACTCCATAGCCCGCTCAGGGAAAAGCTCCTGGAACTCAGAAAACGACATGCCGCCGAAGGTAGGATCACGCGCACCAGGGTCGGCGGCGATAGCGGACGACAACCCCGTGGTATAGTCACCAAAAGAGCTAGTCTTCCAAACATCACCCACATCCATCATGGCATCTCGGGGATCATAGCCCTCAATGCCCGTGAGTTCCGGGGCTTTCAGGGCTTGCTCTAGTGTAGACTGATCATAGGCACCAAACTGCGCCCCACGTAAAATTCGCTTGAAACGAGGATCTGTTTTATAGTCGAATCCGTTCATGTGATTTACTCCACGCCCACGACTTCGCGCCGTCGCATCAAGCCTATCGGTTTGTACTGTAACATCACTCTCCGAAAGGTGAATGGTTCGTCGCTGGCATTATTTGTGTATTTAAGCTGACTTGTGTTATCGTACCCTATCAGGTCCGTATCGGCATATAACGCTTGGTTTTCTCCGCCCAGCTTGGTGGTGCCCACGATAAAGCTACCGAGCCCCGCCGAAGCCTCGCCCATAATTATAGATTCGGTGATGCCGGTGATCTTGGGCGACTGCTGTAACACCTGGACATCGTAGCCGCTGTCCTGCGTGTCGAAGAAATGACGCGCATAGAGCCAGCGCAGCCGCATGGCTCCCCCTGCCGGAGGGGGTGCGCCCGTCTCGAAGGTGGACGCGATAGCCGAAGAGTCGTCGTTGTTGTTGGTGTCGTGCGTATAGACGGTGCCATTGAACCCCCCAGCATGGGGGATCTTGTCCACTAGCGCGGAGCAGTCCCGCGCCATGTTGGTATAGGGCCCCGACCAGCAGTTGAGGAGGGTGTTATACACTATGGCGTAATTGGTTGTCGTCTGCGAGGTCCCATATGGAATAAACCACCACACCTCATTCACCACAGGATAATACAGGCTATGTACGAGGCTCAGCTTGGCGGTGTTGAGCTTGTCCCAGAACCGCGAGCCATCCAGAGCTTGGCTGATTTTTGTTACCTGGTCGCTGCCGTCCCACGCATAGAACCCATCGAGGCGAGGGAAAAGCTGCAAGCCTGTAGGCAGCACGACGATAGCCCTGCCCGAGACGGTGCCCACGGGAGCACGGCGCGACACCTGGTAGGGCACCGTCGCGTTGCCGGTGGGCGTGAGGGTATGGATGCCCCGGTCGGTATGTACCGCCAGCGCATTGCCGAGGGGGGCGATGCCGGTGATGTCATAGTCGAAGTTATAGTAGTCCGTAGCGCCCCAGGTGGTGATGTCGCCCGTATTGGAGCGCCACAGCTGATAGGCGGCCCCGTTGACACTGCCGATCCACAACCTGTTGTCCCAATAGGCGATATGGCTGCCCTTGGTAAAGCGCCCATCGTCATCGAGCGCCGCGACGTTGTTACTGCCCCCGGCCCAGGTGATCGAGTCGGTGTCTGTTCCATTCGTCAGCACCAGCGTCGCACCGGCCAGCACCCACTGGAACACATTGTCGTTGCCCGCCGTTATTGTTACAGAGCCGCTGCGATCCGTGCCCGACCCTCCCGTGACATCATAGAATTTATCGCCCGCTATGGCGAAGGTCTTCTCCGTGCCCGCCAGTATCACCTGACCCACTGCCGTTACCGTGGCATCGCTGTTCAGCGCCGAGCTGTTGAACTTGGCAAAGCCTTTGCGCTTCTCCACCTGCCCCGCCTGCCCTATGCGGCAGTTGGTCATCGAAAAAAGGGCTTCGGTGCCCAGGTCCTCGGTGGGAAGGTCGTAGCGGACGCCCTTCTGCCAGGGCCCATACTGGACGGTGCTTGCGGCTATAGGCATTAGGAGAGGCTGCCCTCTGCGGGCTGAAAGTTGAACGTGCCGGGGCCGAGGTCATCGCGGCGGAGCAGGCGGAAGGTGCGGTTGCCCTCGATATGCCTGTTTTGCATCAGCCCTCTTTGTATGATCCGCTCCATCTCGGCCTTATCCATCATGGCCCCCTGGTCGTCGCCCTTTTCTCCTTTATAGAGGGAGCTTATGCCAAAGATCGCCGCAGGCTGGATGATGGGATGGAAGTAGGGGTCCAGCGAGTCGCCATCATCATCCGAGTCGAAGTCGGGTATGAAGGCATAATAGCGGTATTTGACCACATCGGTGCTATTGTCGGGCAACGGGTAGAGCGCCACGGTGACATAGCCCGTGCTGCTGTCTATGCCGTCGATGCTGACAAAGCGGGGGTCGCCAGTAACCGAATGATCGGGGTCATTGGCATCGAGATCCTGGCTGCTCCACATAACCATGACGTGATTCTGGGTGTGATTGCGGAAGGACAGGGGCTCTATCACATCGGAGGCCAAGCTATAGCTGCGCTGATCCTCCACGCAGGTGAAGCTGCTCTCCTTGAAGAGCCAGAACCACTTGGCGCGGGAGGCGAGGTCTTTGCTGACAAGGTTGAGGTAGTCCCTTGCCCCATCCTTGAAGGTGGTGGAGGTGGTCGATAGCCCTACGCGCCGTAGCGCGATCTGCATCACTTCGATATTGGTCAATGTAGGTCCGTCCAGCTGCCATCGGCCCTGACCTGCAGCTTGTTAGTAGAGGTATTATACAAGATGAACCCATCCGCGACATTGCTGAGCGCATCCCGCGCTGTCGTAGTCATCTGCGGGGCCGCGAGGGCGCTCAGCTGCGTTCCGTCGCCACGGTAGCCCGCCGCGAATACGTTGCCATATACCGTCAGGTCTCCGTGAACAGGATCGGCCATGTTACATCGACGCCGCGTCCGCGTCGATCTGATCCAGGTCGTACTCGCTCAAGTTATTGCCGTTGCCTTCGAGCCATCGGTTCTTCCAGATCATCGTAGCCTCTGGGCCCCGCTCTGCTATCCTACTCGGCGGGTCGGGTACAAAGTCGGGCGCATGAGTCACCTCGCCAAAGGCTTTTACGGTGTTACGCACTTGCTGGTTGGTGAACTTGTTCCTTTTAGCGCGGGTGTGGGTCTTATTGAGGTCGAGGCGCATGCGGATCTTCTCTTTTACATCCTCGCTCGCTGCGGCGATGACCTCGGCTATCTGGTCAGCGGTAACACTCGGCGGAGTAGACTCCTGGGGTGCCACGGCCCCTTCCGCTTCCATTGCTTCGGTCATATCGGGAGTCGGTGTCTTGTTCACGGTCTTGCCTTTCAAAAGTAAAAGGGGGAAGGCCCAATGGCCCTCCCCCGACAAGCTATGCTACCAAGCCTTGCAGGATAACGCCTACATGGCCGGTGTCGTCTGATGCGAAGGTGGCCATGCCCACCAGGGGCTCGGTCTCCGCATCCTTGAGCTGCACCGCCCCGGTCACATCATCACTGAGGGTCAGGTTGGCCCCGATGGCTACGGCCCCATTGGACAGGATCGTAGCGATCCCTGCCGTCTGCACCCAACCGTAATAGTTGGCCGTGAAGTTGATAGGCGTAACACCCGAGATGATATAGTCGGTGCCCGACGTAGCTCCAGTGACGTTATACCACAGGCTGCCTGTAACAGCGACATCGGTAGCCGTTGTTACAGCCACTTCCAATCCATCATACAGCGTAAAAGTGATGGCGTTGCTGGAAGCTGCGGTGTTGCTCTTGATGCGATACTGATAGCCCTCGCCCGCATCGTCGGTGGTGTGCAGATACCCACCGGCATACTGATTCAGGGAGGCGCTGCCTACCGTGCCCGAGTCGGTGTAAGTTACAGCGGTGGCACCGGCAGAGGCGGCGGTGAGCTTGCCGTCACTCTCGATGATAGCCGTAGCCGACACATCCTGCGACACCAGCAAGCCACGGCTGATAGAGCCAGCAGTATAGCAATAGCGGAAGACACGGCCATCGGCCAGTTCCAGCTTCTCGCCGATGTCGTAGCGCGCCGTAGACGACTCGTCATAGATGCCCTGGCCCTGCTTGCTGCCAAGGCCTTCGCCACCAATGCGATTGGTGCCGAAGTTAGAGTTGCGAAATGTTGACATTATTCTCTCCTTCGCTCATGGGCGAGCTTAGAAGCCACATTGGCTTGCGGCTCGGATTTTAGTCATTGATGTTGATGACAACACCCTGCCGACGACGGTTGCTGGTCGTCAGCTGAAGGCCTACGATAATAAAGGCGACCTTCGCCAGCTGATTGGCGGGCTCG